GTAGATGGATAGCATTAAGTACATTTGTTCTATCTATTGGAATGACTGTAGCAATATGGAATGATTACGAATACACAAACAAGTTTGTTGCTGCTGCGATTCTTAGTCACATAATATTTTTATTAATAAACGAATATGAGAAAAATGCAGATAAAGGATGAGTATAAAGGCAAGACTGTTATTGTGTATAATAGTGTCTTAGGCAATCAAAATGTAATAATAGATAAAATACTACCAAAGCATTACGATTGGTATTCAAGAAACGGATTAGGTCACATCTTTGAAATTCAAGCTACAATTAAACCAACGTTTGAATTGACGGAAGAAGAAGTAGTTCCAGTAGTGAAAAAAACACGAACTAAAAAGAAGTGAATCTCGATTATATGATAGCATCCGTTAAAGAATATATATTTCAACAGAAAGGAATATACATAGAGATAGATGCACACTTCATTAAATCGGATGTCAGACAAATTCAACTACTTTATCAAGCATTTAACTACATTCAAAGTGTCAAAGGATAGAAAGTACTATATCGCAGTAATCAATCAAGACCTTCATTTTAAACAATGGAGCAAAATCAAGAAACTATTGAAAGCAACTGATTCTTGTTATTGTGTTTTTTACTCAAATGTGAAGGAATTTGAATTCAATCAAGTTACACAAAATGTGTACCACGAAATGTGTTATTTAGAAAACTAGAAAAATACGAATAATGGCAAAACATAAGTATATAGAAACACCTGAGAAACTATACGAACTATTCCAAGAGTATAAGACAAGCATAAAGCCAAGAGAGATACAGAAAGCAACTGCAACAGGAGTAAAGTCTGAGTTTCATACACCACCGTTTACAATGGAAGGATTTGAGAACTTTTGCTTTGTTAATTATAGCACAATAAATCATTACTTTGATAATCCTGAAGGAGCATATGACGCATATCGTACTATCTGTTCACATATAAAGAAAGTCATTCGTCAAGACCAAATTGAAGGAGGTATGGTTGGTCAATTCAATCCAAGTATTACACAACGATTAAATTCATTAACTGAAAAAACGGATGTGACATCTCAAGGTGAAAAGATAAACGAAATCAAAGTAACCATTGTAAGTGGAAATCAAAGCAACTAAAATCTTTGAGCAGAATTATACTGCCTTATCTGATTCAGCTACTAGGTTTATAATCAATCAAGGTGGCTCACGGTCAAGCAAGACCTATTCACTTTGTCAGGTTATAATTGTCTACTGCTTACAAAATCCTAACAAGGTAGTATCAATAGTTAGAAAGACGTTTCCTGCTTTAAGAGCAACTGTGATGCGTGACTTCTTTGAGATAATGAAAGACTTAGAAATCTATGAGGTGACGAGCCACAATAAGAGTGAGAATATATATCGATTTGGTAATGGCTCTATCGTTGAATTCTTCTCAGTAGATGACGAACAGAAGATAAGAGGTAGAAAAAGAGATATCGGATGGTGCAATGAAGCGAATGAGTTATGGTTTGAAGATTTTCAGCAGTTGAATATGAGAACTGAGAATACAATGATATTCGATTATAATCCATCTGATAGTTCAAGTTGGTTATACGAACTTCCAGAAGACGAAAGCATACTAATAAAATCTACATACAAAGACAATCCATTCCTTCCTGATTCAATCAAGCGACAGATTGAAGACCTTAAACGAACAGATGAAGCATTGTATCAAATCTATGCGTTAGGGGAGAAGACAACAAGCAAAACGAACATCTATAGTAACTGGCAATTCGTTAAAGAAAGACCAGCTAGGTTTGAATCATTCTGTTATGGACTTGACTTTGGATATAACCATCCAACTGCATTAATGAAAGTGTACTGGAATGAGAAAGACATCTTCGTTGAATCGGTGATCTATGAAAGCTATCTAACAACTACGATGTTGATAGAACGAATGAATGAGATAGGAGTGGACAAGAATGCTGATATCTTAGGTGACCATTCAAGACCTGAGATAATAGCAGAGATACAAATCGCAGGATATAACATAAACAACGCAACGAAGGGAGTGAAGAAAGGAATAGATAACGTGAAGACGTTCGGAGTTATATGTCTTGACAATCCAAATCTAAAACGTGAATATGAGAACTATAAATGGAAGAAGGTAGGTGACAGTATTACAGATGAGCCTATCAAATTGTTTGACGATGCGATGGATGCTATTCAGTATGCAGGTCGATTCATAAAAGATAATTACTACACAGACGATAGTTACTTTAGTTTCTAAAACACGAATGAAAAATTAACCATTATAAGATATGGCAATAACATCAATCGCAGCACCACAAGATTTTACACCTGCGTACAATCCGATTAAGTTCATAGTAGATGGCACTAACAAGAATCTACTAGGTTACAAATATATCTTTGACATCTATCCACAAGGTGGAGCAACGAAGATAGCAGAGTATCGAGTCTTTCCAGAGTATGGAACTGGATATGGTAGAATAGATATATCTAAACTACTTCAAACAAAAGTAAGTTATGATAGTGAGTTATACGGAACTGTTACCTATCCTGCTATAAATTCATTTTACAACTACGATGTCAAGATAGGCGAGGAGTATATTACTTCAATTACATATACTTCTTCATTGTCTAATAACTCAGGCAACGTAAGAATAACTGCAACACATTCGTATGTAGTGGGTGACCAAGTTAGAATTAATCAAGCAGATGGTGGAGCAGCTAATCCAAACTTAGAAGGACTGTTTACCGTTTTGTCAATAGTTGGCACTACTTCTTTTACTGTTAACTCATTGTGGTCTCAAGTGACAGATGCTGCGATTGATGGAACGGTCAGCTACTCAGATAACAGAAAGACTATTACACCAAATATATTAACTGACTTAAATAAGGTAGTCTTTAACGGTGCGATGTCATTCTTAAATTTCATCAATTGGTCAGCAGGTAACTATATCTTGACTACAACGAATGATTATCTATTAACTGATATGCCACAACTTGGATTCTATTCTACTTTGAATCAAGACTTGATAATCAACTTTGGTAATAACAATGTAACCACAGGCTTTGTTTACTTTGAGAACGATGGAGGCAATATATTCAGCAAAGTAGTAAACACGAATTCTTATATATCGGGTGTACCAGTAGGAACAAATAACTTTGGTACTTTGACTTTAGTAAGTGGTGTAGGTAATCTTATAGAGACTAATACGCAGTACTATGATTTTTGGTATGCTAATTCAGCAGGAACAAGAAATTCACAAAAGTACAGAGTAAACATAGACCACAGATGTTTGATTGAAGATTACTCGTTGTTGTTCTTGGATAGGATGGGAAGTTATGGAAGTTTTGCTTTTCAGTTGAGAGCATACGAAAAAGGCAATGTGCAGAAGCAATCATTCAATAGAGACATTGAAGGAAGTGTTGCAAGTTTAGAATGGGGTTATGCTACTGAATCATTTGGACAAAATGTCTATTCATCCAACGTTACTAAAACTTTAGACTTGAATACAAACTGGATGACAGAAGAAATGTCGATATACTTTGAGCAGTTGATTACTTCGCCATTAGTTTACATAAAATTGCCTAATAATATTTATGCAGCAGTTACAATAAATGAGAATTCGTTTGAAGTAAACAATCAAAGAAACAAGAAACTATTCAAGAAGTCAATAACAGTTACCTACGCAAACCAAAATACTGTCAATGTATAACGTAAGAATACAACTAGCAACTGGTTATTTAGATGTTAAAGAAGATACTGCTTTTCCTTTAAACTTTGGTGTAGCAGATATTCGTGATGTAAGCAAAAGAGCAGGAGCATTTTCAAAGACTATCACACTTGTAGGAAACAAGAATAACCACGATCTATTAAATCACTACTACGATGTCAATATAGTAGCAGGTACATTTGATATCAATGCTTTGACTAAATGTACGGTTGTTCAAAATGGCATTCCGATTCTTGCAGATGCCTTTGTGCAGTTGTTGTCAGTTAATAAGATTCAAAAGGATACTAGCTTTGAGCAAGACATTGAATATTCGGTATTAATTAAAGACCAAGCATCAACATTCTTTACTGACATAGATACTAAAGAGTTAAAAGACATTGACTATTCAGATTTAAACCACGCAATAAATTCAGCTAACATTTATTCTTCATTTACTCACGATGTAACGGATGGCTATAAATATGGCTTGACGTGGATGACTGGCAACTTGTATAATCTTTCTGATTTTCGACCTGCTATTTATGCGAAGGTTTATTTCGATAGAATATTTCAGAATGCAGGATATAATTATGATTGGTCTTCTTTGGCTGCGTGTGGATTTGATAAGCTACTTATTCCTTACAACGGTGATTTAGTTACTATTGATTATTCAAACTATACAGTTGAGGCAACACACGCGGCTGACATTGTAAGTATAGTTCAAACACCATATACTGCAAGTTTTACAGAACCGTTAACTTCATTTACTGAAATAGTAGATACTCAATCTTTGTTCAATCCTGCTACTGGAGTATACACTTGTGCTTTTCCATTGTCAGGAGCAGAATGTGTTAATGTAGGAATTGACATAGTAGGAGATGTTCAACTTGTGAATGCTACTGCAGGAGATTTGCGTTTATTAAATACTTTCTTTTCATATACATCACTTCCGAAACAAAGATACTATTTAGAAATAAGAGTATTCAGAAGTGCAGTCGCTGCTTATCCAATAAGCACTTATTCTATACCATATGACATTATGACTGATGGTATAAATTCAGCACCATTTGCACCAGGTACAACAACGATAATAAGTTTAAACAATAGTTATATTATTCCAGTCAGCAATGTATTAGCAGGGGAGCAATTAACTTTTGAGATAGGATTAAGAATTGAAAACTCTAACACTTCTTTACATTGGGTAGATTCCGCAGTAGTAGATGCTATAATGACTCCTCAACTCAACTACACATCTTTAAAATTAAGTGCTAATATTTCATCTAATACTTTGTCGGTAGGCACACTTTTAAATATGAATCAGTTTGTGCCTGATAAAATTAAGCAGAAAGATTTTGTCAAGTCAATATTTCAGATGTTTAATCTATATGTTGAGATAGACAATAATAACGCAAATACTTTAATACTAAAAACTCGTGACGATTTCTATGATAGTGGAGTTGAGAAAGATTGGACATACAAACTAGCAAAAGACAAAGAGCAGATTCTAAACTTCTTGCCAGAACTAGCATCAAAAAAACTTATCTTAACATACAAGCAAGACAAGGATACACCTAATGTAACTTACTACGATACTACAAGAGAAGTGTACGGTCAAGTCGAATATGTCTTTGACAACGAGTATGTAAAAGGAATAGACACAAAAGAATTAATCTTCTCACCTTCACCGATTGGTCAAACAACATTCGGTGCTTATGTTCCTATCGTAGCGGGTAGTTCGCCTAAAACTAATCTTCGTATCTTATACGATGGTGGCATGAAGTCATGCAGTCAATATACAATTATAGATTCAGGTTCTGCAGGTCTGTACGGAATCTTAGAATACCCTTTGATGCATCACTATGACGATGCGTTGAATCCTACGTTAGATATAAACTTTGCTTTGTGCGATTTTATGTTCTACGATGACTACACACCTACAGATAACAACCTTTATAATTCATATTGGAGACGTACAATAAGTCAAATCAATACTGGCAAGATGTTGATAGCTTACTTCAATTTGAAAGAAGATGACATTCAGAAGTTAAAGCTAAATGACAAGATTAGAATAGATAATTCTTGGTGGTCAATTAACAAGATTATCGACTACGATGCTAATAATAAGCAACTGACAAAAGTTGAATTATTAAGTACAGATAGTGAGATAGATTTTGCACCATTTATAACTAAGAAACCAATTAAACCACACGGTGGATTTAGTGCAGTTTATACAGGAGTAAATCAAACAATAACAGATAATAGCAATACTGTAGGAATAGGTGCAGATGCTTATATTAAAGGCAAGAATAACATAATAATGCCGAACGTTAAATGTATAATTGAAGGAGATGGATTTGTTGTAAGTGAAGATGGAATATATAGAGGAAACGATAACATAAATACTATAAATGACAATTACGCAAATGCTGATTTAACATTTGACGACAATCGTAACCATTCGACAAATGGATTTGATTTGATTGAATCTACTGACGGTGGTAATCTTCTACAATCATATAGAAAAATGACATCTACTAATTCTGAATATGGATTTGAAGGATACAAAACTAAATATAGTAGCACAAAAGTTCAAGTGTATGCAGATAACAATCTAAACACAGAACAAGTAAAAAACAACTTCATACATAAATGTTCAATTACGTTTCCTTATGTAAGCAAAACGGCAAACTATACATTTACAGATTTTGATTATTTAGTTGATTGTACTGCAAATTCATTTAACGTAGTTCTACCTACTGCAGTTGGAAAAGAAGGAAGGGTTTATGTGATTAAAAATAGTGGTATAGGAGTAATCACATTAGATGCCAGTGGAACAGAAACAATAGACGGTGCGTTGACTTTGACTTTAGCCACAAAAGTTTGTTATACAGTTGCAAGTGATGGTACTAATTGGATAATCTTAAACTCATTCTAAATCATTTAAAACACAACTTCAATAATCACCATTATATAATATGGCAGCATCACCGATTGAGATTCCTATTAAATTAAATGGCTTAGCAGCTATTAAATCAGAACTTCGTGAGTTGAAAGGGGAACTTGCTAATGCAACAGACCCTAAGCAGATGCAGGAACTTGCTATGAGAGCAGGTGAATTGAAAGACCAACTTGCAGATGCTAATGAACAAGTAGCAGTATTCGCATCAGGCAGTAAATTTGAGCAGGTCTCCAATTCATTCGGTAGTATGAAAGATTCTTTGATGTCATTGGACTTTGAAGAAGCTGCAGGAAAAGCGAAGATGTTCCAACAAACATTAGGAAGTATATCACCTGCAACGATTGGTAATGGCATTAAAGGTTTAGTTTCAGTTGTCGGTAGTTTATCTAAAGCATTCATTCAGTTTGGTATTTCATTATTAGCAAATCCTATCTTTTTATTGGTTGCTGCGATTGTAGCCATTGTCGCAGTCATTGCTTTAGTAATGAATAAACTTGGAATCTTAAAGCCAATTCTTAATGCAGTAGGTAAAGTATTCGGTTGGATTGGTGATGCGATTGATATGGTTGTTCAAGCATTTAAAGATTTATGCGATTGGTTAGGCTTATCTAATAACGCTGCAGAAGATGCAGCAGATGCACAAGCAGCAGCAGCTGAGAAAACTGCAGCAGCATACGAAGAAAAGAGTGCAGCAGTAGTAGCAGGTTTCGATAGAGAGATTGAAATGGCTAAACTTGATGGTCAGAATACTGTTTACATGGAAAAGCAAAAACAGTACTGGCTTTTAAAAACTGCAGCTGCAAGACTAGAAGCAATTAAACAGAAAATGATTGCTGCAAGATTGAGTGGTGATTTAGATGAAGAAGAGATTTTAGCTTTAAGAAAATCATATAACGAGCAAAGAGAAGTAGTCAAAGATTCTATGCATCAGATTGAGGTGATTGATAAGACTGAAGCTAATCGTAAAAAGGAAGATGCTAAAAAACAATCAGATGAGCATTCTAAAAATGCTAAATCTAATGCAGATAAACAACGAGAAATTAATGCTAAAAAAATTGAAGCAGAAAAGAAATACCAAGCAGATAGATTAGCAGCAGCGAGAATGTATCAAGACTTGGACATTCAGTTAATGGATGAAGGAGTTAAAAAAGAATTGAAAGTATCTCAGATTGCTTACAATAGATTAATTGAAGATACACAAGCTAAGGTTGCTACAACGAAACAAGAACAAGAAGAAAAGTTAAAGCTAATTGAAATGTATGGTCTGTTAGCAGGTGATGCAAGAGATAAGATAAATCAAAAGGAAGCTGAAAAAGAAAAAGAAAAGAATGCAGCAATAGCAGCTAAACAATTAGAGCAGCAGGATTTACTTTGGGCAATGAAAGAAGCAGCGAATCAAACTGCTAAAGAAAAAGAAGTAGCTGATTTAGTTTCTGCAGGTGAATCACAACTAGAAGCATTAGGAATGACTGCAGATGCAGAGATATTTATAAAAGAACAAACGGAAAAGAAACTCGCTGAGATTGATGCTAAATATGCTGAGATTAAAAGAGCAAATCATTATAAAGAATTAACTGAAAAAGCAGATATTGCCTCTAAGTATGCTGCGAGTGTAAACTCTTTAGCTGAAGGAATGTTTGCAGTATCTAATAGCTACGGTAAACAAGATGAGAAGTCAAAAGAGGCAAGAGCAAAAAGACAGTTCTATATTCAAAAAGCTATGAATTTAGGAATGGCTACAATAGATGGATTTAAAGCAATCACATCTTCTTTAGCACAGTCACCTATAGCTATTGGTCCAGTACCTAGTCCTGTTGGTATTGCATCTTTAGCTTTTGCAGGTGCTACTTCAGTAGCCAATATTATGAAGATTGCATCTGCTAAATATGGTGGTAAAGGAACACCAACTACAACTGCACCGCCAGCAGTAGGAGGTGGAGGAGGTGATACTTCTACACAAGCAGCTACTCCTTCAGTTAATCTATTCGGTGCTAATAACAACGGTAATACTTTTGGAGCAAATGGTCAACAACAACAAGGTGGTCAAATGGTAGTTAAAGCAGTAGTAGTAGAATCTGATATTACTTCTGTGCAAAACAAGATGAGTAAAATACAACAATCAGCAGTACTATGACAAGCTATAAATCACTATTAAATAAAATAGAAGCATTCTGCAATGCTCATCTACAAATAAAAAAGTACGGAGGAGAATTCAGAGAGCAGATGCCTAACTTCGCTACAATAGATGAAAAGTATCCAGTTGTATTTGTTACACCAACAAGTGATACTGAGAATCTAAACACGAATCAATTCACAGTAGATATATATTGCGTTGATTTAATACAAGCTGATCGTGCAAATCTTAATAATATTATTTCTGATTGTCAGTTGATATTAAAAGATATGTATGTATATTACACAAATGACAACGACATTGAATTAGACGTTGTTGGAAGTGCAAGTATGTCACCATTAAACAATCTTGATTTAGATTATGTTGCAGGTTGGGTAATGAGTATTACATTTGAAGTAGCAAGTTATGGAAGTTGTGCTATTCCAATGAATCCAATTTCTCCTAATCCTCCTATTGTTTGTGAAGATGCAACTGTAACAAATAGTGATGGTACATATTTAACAACAGTTGCAAGTGGTGGTTTATTGATTTTACCTGATACTACTTATAACTTTATAGTAAACGGAGTAACAACAAGTGTAACAATACCAAGTATAAAAGACGAAACATTTAATGTAGTATGGCAATAAATATAAATATACCAATAGAAGATGCCGTTACAGATGGCAGTTTAAATCCTATCACAAGCAACGCAGTATTTGATGCTTTAGCATTTAAAGCAAATAGTGCTGATTTAGCAACTGTTGCAACTACTGGAGACTATAATGATTTAAGTAATCTTCCTAGTATTCCTTCGGCTCAAGTTAACTCAGATTGGAATGCAGTAAGTGGAGTCGCTGAAATACTCAATAAGCCATCTATTCCTTCAATAGCAGGTTTAGTTCCTAATACTAGAAATCTAACTATCAACGGAGTTACTTATGATTTAAGTGCAGATAGGTCTTGGGTAATTGCAGCAACTGCATCAACACTTCAACACGAAGTAAAAGCAGGAGAGGTAATGACAAAAGGACAAGCGGTATATGTTAGTAGTGCAGACGGAACTAATATGGTTGTGACCAAGGCATCTAATGCTACAGAAGCAACATCGTCTAAAACAATGGGTTTAATTATTCAAAACTTAGCTTTAAATGGCAAAGGTTATGTAATTACTGAAGGACTTTTAGCAGGTTTAAATACTGCTTCAGCAACTGCAGGAGACCCAGTTTGGTTAGGTACAAATGGAAACTTAATTTACGGATTAATTAACAAACCTGCTGCTCCTGCACACTTAGTATTTATTGGAATTGTAACGAGGGCAAATGTAAGCAACGGTGAAATATTTGTTCGTGTACAAAATGGCTTTGAACTTCAAGAACTTCATAACGTTTCTATTACATCGGTAACTGGTGGCAATCAATTAGAATACGATTCATCAACTTCGCTTTGGAAAAATGTAAAAATACAATATACGATAGAACTTGTCGCTGCACTTACAGTTGATTTCTATGCACCTTATAGTATGGTTATAACATCTGTTAGCAACGTGTTGAATGCTCCAACTATTACTATTCAAGATGATGGAGTAGCTTATACGTTAGGAAACACAATAGCAATAGGAAGTAAGATAACAGTAACTGCATCAACTCTTTCGGTTGTTAATCTAAATATAACTAAATAATGAGTGATAACAGATATATAAAAGCAGTAGTAACTGCAGCAGCAGCATCTGTTGGTTTAAAGTTAATGAAAACGGGTCAAACAACGTCTTATAGAACTGGAGACGATGGCGACTTGGAGGCTGGTCGTGCGACTTCATTTACTGTTTTGGCGAGTAATAATCCATTCGGAAATACAAACAGATTTACTGATGAATTAGGCGGTACAACTTATACTAATAACATTGCAATTGATTGGTCTACTTATGACGGGTCAACGGTTTTAGGCTACAAAAGAACAGCTACTAACACAACTTCTGGAGGGTGGAATAATGCAATTGATACTTGCTTAGCTATTTCTATTGGAACTTTCACTACGGGTTGGAGGTTGGCAAATACTACTGAGTGGAATAATATTTTAAATAGAGAACTTGCAAATCCAATTGGTTATTCTCCTTTCACAGCATTTACACAAACATTCTCATCTCATACATCAAATTCTTGGAAAAGTGCTCCGTCTGTTTACTCATGGGGAGTTAGTACGGCTGGAGCAATAAATCCTAAAGACAAAGCGGAAACATCTTCTAATTTAGCGGTACGAAATTTTACAGTAACAGGAACAATTTTAACTTAAAATATTATGACAATTAAACTAGAAAATTTCACATCTACAATAGACGTAACAAACGTTATTGTAACTTCGGTAAATGACAACGTACAAGATAAAATCGCAAGTGTTGACGTATTAATAAACGCAAAATACGGAACTAATTTGAACGGATTTACCTATACAAAAAGCTGGGAGGATTCAGACGTTTTGGCTTGGGTTAATGTTGAACTAGAAAAATACAAACAAATTGCGTAATTTAGCAGAATGCCGACATACAAAGTAAAATACGCAACAAGAAATAAACTAGCAAGAGCTTTGCAACAAGAGATTAAAAAGCTAGGTTTAATTGACTACGGTACAATGTACGATAGTGTGCGTATTTCTGCTATGCAATCAGATAACTTTAATAACATCACAATCACAGTAAACGTTATGTACTATTATTTCTTTCAAGATGAAGGAACGATTTACATAACTCCACAAAATATTACTGAGAAGTGGTTAGCAAGTTCAGAAGTTCAAGCAATTACTGCTGAGATTAAGCAAGACTTTATAAGATGGCAATTTGAAGTATATCCATTGTTAGAAATGGCTAGGATTCTAAACAATCCTAAGATGTTTGTTGAGTTTAATTGGATAGATGACCCTTTAGGTTTACCTAATCCAAGTGTGAGAGCTTAAATCTCTAATTCTTTTTTCATTCCTAACATATTAAAAGCGAATACTAGATTCAGTTCTAGTACGTCTTTTATTTTAGTCACATCTTCGTTTGCTAAATTATACAACGTATGCTCCCAACTCCATCTATTAATCTTATCTTCTTGTTCCTGTTCTTTAATATCTTCTTCGTCTAGTTCTTCTGCTAGTTCATCTTCGTCAAAGATTGGGTTAAATAGATTTTCATATACTTTTAAGAAGTTATCACGATACTTCATATACTCGGAGCAGATTCCGTAGACTGATGTAATAGGTAACTCGTTAAACTGTTCTTTGCGTTTTTCAATATCAAACGAATAATCTTCATAAATCAATTCTTGCCATTCGCTTATTTTAGTTTTACGATACAAAACTGAACTAATATAAGTCAGATGCTTAACATAGTCATTAGCGAAGTAGTATTCCAAATCTATGAACTCGCCTAACTTTAAATTATCTAATCCAATATAAACAAAATTGTTTACTTTATTCTTAAAGATGTTAGTTGGTTGCTTTTTTATAAATGTAATCTGCTTAACTATCTTTGCCAGTTCGTCAATATCTAAATCATCAAATTCATCTACATCAATGTCAGTTAAAATAGATAGACATTCTATCTCATAACTAAACAAAGAATCAAAGTCACTAGTATTTAATGACCTTAATTCAATGAATTGTTCAACAGTTATATCATTCCACGATTTCGGCAGCTTCAACTTGCATATTTTTAGCAGTAGTACCTAACTTTTGACCAATATACACCATAAAAGGTATAGCAATATTTGCTTTTTGTTCTTTAAACATTTTTGATTTCAATGCAAGATGTGAATCTCCATAGTGTTCTGCTTTAGTTAAGTCAGTTCTCTTAAATATTATAGCCAAAACTTTAGAAACATAATTCTCAGGACTTGTAGATACTGCCTTTTCAATCATTTTTAAATCACGCACATTCAATTTAAACTCATCTTCATAAGATTGGTAAGTATATCCATCTACTTCGATTGATTTTAAAAACTTTGTGTCAGGCTTTTTCTTAGTGTCAGAGAATTTCTTTACAATTTCTGTAAACTTATCAAAGTCTAAATCATACACTTCATCTTCATCTGCTCCTAAGTCAATGAATATCTTTGCCCACTTTTCAAACTGGTCAAGTTCTTTATTGTTAATAGTTGTACTAAGTTTCTCAAACTGTTCAATAGTCAACTCAGTAACTTCATTGTTAATCTTTTTAGTTCCGATTTTTATCATAACGTTTTTTTGACAAATATACAAAAATATAACAAAAAAAAGTATATGCCATTATAATGTATGGCGAATGACATTCCTATTTTTAAAGTTACGATTGACGAAGAATATTCTGATGGTGAAGTACTAGGAATTGAACAGGTTGCCTTCACTTCTAAACCTGCTATCTTAGTCAAAGGTATGGCTTTTAATAGTCATACTAAAGTAATGCAGTTTGCTGATGAGCCAAAGATGAGAATTGTAGCACCTGCTATGATTCCAATGGATATTTATAGAAACGATGAAGAAGGAGAATATTACGTTCAATTTTCTGAGCAAGAGATTGAAACGATATACTCTGATTTTATGCAGAATCTAAACAATAAAAATCTTTTCAACTTAGAACATGACGCAGGGCAAACAGTACCAGCATACATTCTAGAAAGTTGGATAGTTGAGAATCCTAAATCTGATAAAGCATATAGTTCTTACGGTATTGAAGTGCCTAAAGGAACTTTGATGTTGACTGCTCAAATTACTGACAAAGAGTATTACAATAAACTTGTTGAAAGTGAGCAGTTAGGATTCTCTATTGAAGGATTCTTAGGATTGAAATTAAATAGTAATCAAATAATAAATAATAGTATGAATTTACCTGACGGAGAACATCTGATTGAAGGCAAAATCTACGTTGTCAAAGACGGTGAAATTGTTGAAGTGAAAGATGCACCTGCAACTGAAGTAGTAGCTGAAGAAGTAGTTGAAGAAGAGGTAGTAATGGCTGAAGAAGTAGTAGAAGAAGAAGTAGTTGTCGAAGAAGAAGAAATGTCTGTCGACCCAACTGCTGATGCTGAAGCTATCCTAGCAATCGTTATGCCTGCAATCGATGAAAAATACAACGAACTAATTCAACTTATTGCAGAAGTAAAAGCAATGATTCCAACGCTTGAAGAAGAAGCGATTACGGATGTTACCGAGCAAAAATTAACTGCTCACGAAAAATTAATGAAGTTTAATCAATTTAATAAAGACTAAAAAAATGTCAAGAAACTTAAAATTCAATTTAGATATTGAAACAAACGCACTTTTATGTGCTAATCCTAACGAGTTTTATTCTCGTGCTTATATTACTGAAGATATTGTAGACAACTACCGTACTTTGCCTGGTATCAAGTCAGCTACTAAATTAGCTAATGTTGCTTTTGGCTCTATCCTACAATCAAGTACTTGTGCATTCTCTGCACCTACCGATTCATTAGATGCAATCGATATTGACGTATGTGCATTATCTGCTATGGCTCAAATCTGTCAATTCGACTTAGAGCAATCATTCCTTTCTTTGCAAATGGCTGCAGGTTCTAACGGAAGTTTTGAAGTTGCTAGTTTTATGTCTTACTACTGGGAAACTATGTCGATGCAAATTGGTGAAGATGTTGAGTTGTTAAGATGGCAAGGTGACACAGATTCTGTAGATGCATTACTTTCTTTATGCGATGGATATCTTAAGAGATTATTAGCTGATGCTGCAGTAGTTGATGTTGCTAATGTATCTATTGATGCAACAAACGTTATTGCACAATTAACTTTGATTTTGAATGCTGCTCCTGCTACTATTAAACGTAAGAAAGCTGACTTAAGATTTTATGTTTCTTCTAACATTGCTACTGCTTATGAATTAGCTGCTGCACAAGGTAACACTCAAACTTATGTTACTACTCCTCTTGCTTTGACTTTCTTAGGTATTAAGATGGTAGTTGCTGAAGGTCTTCCTAACGATACTGCAGTTCTTACTTTGAAGAACAACTTGATTTATGCATTTGATTCTGAAGCTGATGCTAAAGCATTAAGAGCAGTTAACTTGAATGATACAGTTGCTGAGCCATATTTGAGAACTCGTGCTAACTTGAAGGTAGGATTCTGGTATACTAATCCAACAGAAATCGTTCTTTATTCTTAAGAACTAATTACTAACTAGAGAGGGGTGGGGTAGTTAAATAAAAAAGCTACCCCTTTTTTAAAAATATCAATTATTATTTGTATATTTACTTATTAAAAGTTGATGTCTAATGCAAGTTTGTGAGTATAAAAATTGTGACAATACATTTATATTAAAATCAAATAAAAGATTTTGTAGTAGAAAATGTAAGTGGAGCAGTATGGAGAGAAGAACATTTAAAAAAAGAAGATATAGATTATCTTTAGAAAGTAAATGTTCAAGTTGTGGGTTTATTCCATTACATATATGTCAATTAGATGTTGACCATATAGATGGTAATAACAAAAATAACGAAACATCAAATCTTCAAACTTTATGTGCCAATTGTCATAGATTAAAAACTTATATAAACAAAGATTGGAAAAAATAAACCCCTTTTTTAATACATAAAAAATTATGCCAATTTGTAACACAATAACGACAATAACTAAAGGATGCGACAATAATATCGGTGGTATCCAAACAGTATTCATAAACGACCAAGGCGAAGTAACTTCAGTAACTGTAGACGATGCTAACTGGGAAGTAACTGCGATGACTACATCTGCACCATTCATTCCTTTTGAGTTCAAACGTAACACAGGAATGTACACAGAAGACCAAGCTAATGATTTAATCAATGGCTCATCTTTTGTAACTGCAACTATTACACTAATGTTTCACAGACGTGAAGCAGCGAAATCTCGTTCAATCAAAATCTTAGGAGAAGGACAAAGAGATCTTGCAGTAATCGTTTTAGATGCTAACGGTAAGTATTGGTATTTTCCAACTGCACAAGTAACGGCTGTTGCTGAAGGAAGTGGAACTGCGAAGGCTGACGGTAGTAAATATTCCATTACGATGGTCGCTGAAAATGAAACTTTAGCATACGAAATTGACCCTACTATCATTGCAGGTTTACTAGTTTAAGTAAACTTTGCTATCCCTACCCTCACTTTATTAGTGGGGGTTTTTTGTTTTATAACAAATCGTAATTAATAACCATTATAATATATGATATACTTTGAAAAAGATTCTGTAAATACTTTTGTACTCACTTTAACTGAGACTTCGACTATTACGAATCCATACTATCTATTTGTTTTCCAAAATGAATTTAACAAAGATTCACAAGGCTTTCAATGGATGGGTACAGATACTTCAGCTTACATAGAAAGGTACAATTTATTCCAATTAGAAGAAGGTGTAGATGCCACCTTTGTAATTGGGCAATATACATATACTGTTTACGAATCTGCAAATCCTATTGTCATTGTAGACCAAGCTATAAATTATTATAGCCATCTAAATGTAGTAGAAGAAGGCAGAATGGTAGTAGCAGGAGTAGTAACAAACACAATATACGATTAATGAAGATTTTAGGTTTTGAATTCGGAGCAAACAAATCCGTAGAAGTAGAAGAAGTAGGAGGATATCAAGCATTTTCTACACCATTCTTGAAAGTAGGAAGAGGAGACTTGTCTCTACCTTATGTTAATGCTAGGCTAAACGTAGGTAATTTCGTTAGATTTGGAAACGACAATCTTTATCCTCAGCTATTAAATCAAATGTACTATACTTCGCCACTTCACGGTGCAGTAGTCGACTTTAAAACAAATGCTACAGTAGGTGGTGGTTATGAATTGCAATATCCTCAAACTACTTCACCAATGGAGAAAGTAGACATCTATGCTTTTGAAAAGCGAATGAATCTAAGAAAGATACTTCCTGCAGTTACTAAAGAAAAAATCATACACGGTAGAGTTTACTTTCATTTGCGATTTAATCAAACTGGCACACTTATTTTCTGTAAGCATATAGCGGCAGACAAAGTAAGAAAGAATGCAATAGGTGATTTGTACTACATTTGTGATGATTGGATTACACAGATAAATATTCAGACCATTTGTCCTTATAAATTCAACACCAAAGAACGTGAATTCCTATACTGTTATGAAGATTATTCAGTAGGGCAAGACGTTTACACATTACCACAGTATTCTTCTTGTATGAATTGGGCGTTTTTAGATGGCGAAATGTCATATCTTCAGAAATCTAACATACAAAATTCTATTTTTCCATCGTTTGCTATGATGTTTCCAAAGAAACCACAGAACGAAGAAGAAAAGCAGAACATAAAAACTACAATAGACAGGGCCAAAGGGGCTACAAATGCAGGAAAAGCTATCGCATTCTTCGCTAATAATAAGGAATCACTTCCAACGATTGAAGCAATACCTACAAATTCAAATGACAATCTGTTCCAGGTTACAACTGAAAGCATAGATTCAAAGATTTGTCAGGCACATATAATAGACCCTATACTAATGGGTATTCGTGTAAGTGGTAAACTAGGAAGTGGCAGCGACATCAAACAGTCTTATGTAATATTTGAAAAGAACAGTATTATTCCATTGCGTAATTCAGTAGAAGAAATATTTAACGAGATTTTAGCTATCTGCAACATCAATGCGAAGTTAGTAATCAATAACTTTCAGATTGTTAATGAAACGATTGTTGAACTAGACGTTTCTTCTTCTGCTACTTCAGATGCATTGAATGCTATGTCTCCTTTAGTAGCTAACAAAGTCCTTGATTCAATGACACAAAATGAAATTCGTAAACTTGCTAGTTTGCCTCCAGTAGATGGTGGTGATGTAGCTAAAGATTCAACTTCTTCAACTCCTGCACTATGATTTACTTTGTTACAGAAAATTATTTAAAAACGCAAACACCAATAACTGCGAATATTGACGTTAACAATATTGTGCCTTTTATTAAGACTCAGTCTGATATGAGAATAATGCCTATTCTTGGTACTTATTTCTATACTTATATCTTGACTGCATATAATGCACAAACGTTAACAGTTGACGAAGAAGAATTAGTTACTTACATTCAACCTGCGATAGCTTGGCGAAGTGCAGAAGATGCAGCTTTCGGTTTATCTTACCAATTAAAGAATAAAGGAATACAAACGCAGAACGGTGACTATTCAAACAACGTAAATCAAAGTGAAGTAAACTTTGTTCAAGACCATTACGCACAAAAAGCTAGTTTCTACGAATCAAGATTATGGAAGTATCTTGACACGAATAGAGACTTGTTTGCTAACTTCATTTCACAGTTAAATAGAGATTCAGACATCAGACCTGCAGTACAACAAACACAAGGATTTAACGATTCAATACTTTTTTTATAATAAACCACAATGCTTGAGATTTTAGAAACCATAAAAAAACACGGAGCTTTAGGAATGACCGTTATTGCTTTAATTTGGATGAACAGTAGATTGTCATCCGTAGAAGAACGACTATTCCAGTGCTTAAACGATAGGCAAGAAATAAAACAAGCATCTACACATCGAAGTGAGATATTAATAAAAGAGAAATTAGTTGCTATACTTCCAAATGAAAGAAAAAATAAAAGAGTTATTTCGTGACACTTTAAAGAAAGACGGTAAATGGTCAAGAACTTCGCTTACAATGTTTACTTCATTTTCTATCTGTGTGCTTGTTGGCTTAATAGATTTCTTTGTGCATGGCTATAATAGTGAAGTATTCTTCGGTTTCTTATCGGTTGCAGTAGGTAGTAAGATATCGGATGCGTTTAGCAAAAAGATATATAGCTAATATATTATACATTTTTCACAAATTATGTACATTTTAGCTAATATATTATACGTTATCAAGTATAAAAAAACGAATTATCTATACATTATATTCTAATACATATAAAAATGAAAATTAACTACACACATTTAGCAACTTTAGTATTTATGTTTTTGCTATCAATCTATTTATTCTTTATGATTTCTTGTTCAGCAAAATTTCATCAAAGAAAATTCATTGAGAAAGGTGGTAAAATAATATGCGACACTACGGTGGTTACTGTAAACACAATTATAAAAGGTAAGGATGGTAAAGATTCAATTATCTATCGTGAAGTTTCGGTTAAATGTCCAGAACTACAAGCACCATTAACACGATATGAAATAAGATACCAATATAAAACGATTAGAGACACTTTAAAGCTAATTAAGTACAATACAAAGTACAAGTATAAAGAAGCCATTAAAACGATTAAAAACGATAAAAGAAAAGGTTTTGCTTTTAACTTTAGATTTCTTGGTGTAATTGCATTTCTTATCTTATTAATTGTACTTTTGTTTAAATTTAAATAGAACAAATATGGATATTGAAAAGTACAAAGGAGTGACCATTAACGGCTCACATTTTCCTGACAAGCCGATTATTAATAATGCAAAGATTTCATTTAACGATGAGATTTTAAAAGAGTACATTCCTGCGATTGAAAAGATGAATCTATCTAAAGGATTGAAGTTGCTTTTAATAGTAATGACTGACCATGAAGGATTCAAAGTAGGAACTAGAAGTTATAGAACAAACAATCCTGGTAATATCGGTAATACTGATTCAGGTGCAAACGTGAGACTTGCTAGTTTAGAGATTGGAATAGGTAGACAAATAGATTACTTTACTAAAATTATTGAAGGTAGGTCGAAAACATATCCAATGAATAAACAAGTGAACATCAAGCCTTATTATTCAAGTGAAATTGCAAAGAATATTAAGACTTATCAGATGTCACCTTATGTACCGGGTTACCGTTTTATCTTTACAGGTCAATTAGACCAATTCATAAAAATCTATTCTACTGGAGCAAGAGCAGGAAACAGTTATTTAAGTGAGATTATTTCATTCTTTAAAAATCACGGTATTGAATTGAATTCAAAAAGCACCTTGCAAGAAATCAATAATATTAAATAATGCTAAAGCCTTCATAACGAAGGTTTTTTTATTACAAAATGTCACGTTAATTTCGTAAAAAACTAGACAAAATATTTACCTAAAACACATAACAATGTCGAATAATAGAATAAGATTGAAGCCAGATGAACTAGAAATAATTAAACAATATAGAGGAATCAAGAATGCTACAGATGAAGCAGATGTAAACGATGAAGATGTAAAACACGGTTGGCTTAAGACTGACAAAGCAAGTTTATTTTTTAAGAATCCGAATTTTAAAACAGAAGTTGAACAAGTAATTGATAAAGTAGATTTTACTAAAATTTTTAGCAAGGTTAAAAAATTAGAATTTACACCTAACTTTATTATTCCATTATGCTTATTTGATAAACTTGTTTTTACAGATACTCACATAGGAATGGATGCAAGTGATAAAGGAAGATCGTTATATGATTTGAAATGGAATAAAGAGATAGTTTTAGAACGTTTAAACACAATGATTCAATTCACTTTAGAAAATCGTAAAAGCGATGTATTAGAGATATTAGATTTAGGTGATTTCTTTGATGGTCAAGATGGTCAAACTACAAGAGGAGGTCACGGATTGCCTCAAAATATGTCAAACCAAGAATGTTTTGATTTAGGATTTGAATTTTATTTAACATTAATACATTCAACTGCTGTAAATTATAAACAAGTTAAAATAAGAATAATAACTAATGATAATCATTCTGGAGATATGTCTTATTTTCTTGCTTCAGCTGTTAAACATTACTGTGCAGCAGCTTATAATAATGTTGAAATAATTATACAAAAGAAATTTATTGATTATGAGTTGATAGGTAAAAGATGTTTTGTAACTACTCACGGAAAAGATACTCATAATATGAAGTTTGGTTTTAAACCGAAATTAGATCCTAACCAAGAAAAAAAGATAATAGGTTATTTAAACGCAAATGATTTATTAAACAAAGGATATGAGATAATATTTGAAAAAGGAGATTCACATCAATATTTATTTGATAATTCAACTTCAGATTTATTTAGCTATTTAAATTATCCTGCATTCAGTATTTCATCTAATTGGGTTGCTACTAATTTTCAAAAAGGTAAAAGCGGATTTATACATTATAATTATTTTGATGATAGAAAATCGTTAAATGAATATTTATTTTAATATATTTGCAGAGTTAAAATTTTTGTTTTGTTTAGGTTTGGATTGATTAAGGAGGTGTAATAGCCTCCTTTTTTTTGTGCCTAAAGTGCAGTATAGTACACTTGTGAAGGAGAAAAACACTTAATGGAAGGGAAAAACACTTAAAAGTGCCGTATAGTATACTTTTAGCAGTATTAAATCCATCTATAGTAGAAAATATTTATCTGAAATAAACGTTATAAATAACATTTTGTAAAGTTATAAGCTGACATTTTGTAAAGTTTTGTCAAGAATTACCTTTACTCTTATTTAGAATGAATATAAATTAGCATTAATTTGTTATTATTTTGTTGAAAAGTATTGTAGTTCTAAACATTGTATGTAAATTTGCATATATCAATTAACTAAAAACAAAACAAAATGAAAAACATTAAACAACTTTCAAAGCTAACTAATCAAGCAATCGACTTATTAGATTTAGCAGAACAATCAAATCAAAAATACGATTCAATGTGCAGGTATAATGTAGAAATTGCTGCACCTAATGGATTCAAGCCAAAATCAGATTTAGTAATCGAGTTTCAAATGGTTGTTACAAAGAGAATTATGGCTAGTTATTTTAGAGTTATTAACGAGATTAAAGCATTTGAGTTATGAATGATACAATCAAAGAACTAGAAGAAATCAAAGCCTATTACATTCAAGAAGGCGATTGGGATTCAGCTAATCAAATTACATTAGCTATAGATGTTGCAGAAAATTATTATTTTACAATTAAACAACAAACAAGATGAACGACAGAATCAAAGAATTAGAACACCAGTTATACTTATCAGATTTCAGAATAAAAAAGTACAATAGAAACAATGAATTTGATGCTGCTGAAAGAGAAGAATACGAAAGAATGTTAATCCAAAATGAACTTAAAAAACTAAAGAAATGAGAGTAGAAAATTTTCAAACGTGGTTGAATAGAAATGTTAAACCAACGAAGGCAGTTAATACCTACGTTCCTTCAACGAAGGCAAAGATTAGAATTCAATCTACAGTTGATGAAGGCAAAGGATTAGATTTTAATCAAAAGGCTCAACATATTTTTAACCAAATAAAGCAATTGAAATGACGGCAAATAAAAAAGCAATGGAGATATACTCTAAATGCAATAAAGTAATACATGATAATGAACTTACTTGTGCATTTATTCAGACATACAAAAACGATAGAAGATGGATAGCAGGAAAACAATGTGCATTGATTGCAGTTGATGAGATAATGCTTAATTTGTCATTGATTTCAACAATTGAAGATTGGGAAATTATAGAATCTATAGCTTATTACCAAGAAGTTAAACAAGAAATAGAAGCATTATGAAACAAAACGATCTAGATATAACATTGAGAATACTTATCTGTCAGCAGCAACAATTAGAGCTGATGGATGAGTTATCAAATTCTATCCATTACAAGCGAGAAATGAAAATGAAAACGGAAAACTATTATAAATATGTTGCGAGATTTGTTGAATTTAGCACCGATGTATTAACACCACAACAAGGTGAGCAATGGGTATTGATTAATAATAAAGTAAGAGAAATATTAAACCAGGTACAAATACAAGAATCATGAACAAAACATACAACGTAAATAGCAGAGAGAATTTAATAGATGAGATTGATTTACAATGTACATTGAATGAATTAGGATTGACAAAAATAGGTAGACATCGTCAGGTAGTTTATGGAAGACAAACAGCATATAAAATGATGTACGATAATGGAATGAGTTTAACTAAAATAGGCACATTTTTTAAAGGTATAAGTGGTCATTTAGATCATGCTACTGTTTTGCATGGCAAAAAGGAATACGAAAAGAATAAAAACTATGAGGATTTTCAAGTTATTTCAAATGAGATAATGAAAAGATTAACACCAATATTTTTTCCGTTAAACAAAGCAGATGTATGGCAAGATTACGCAATAAGTTTAGCACAAATGGATGCTTTAATAGGGGAGATGTTATGAATAAATCACAACTTAGACGAATAAGTGCTATTGTAAAAGTATTGAATACTGGTATTACAATTAAGCAAGAAGAATTAAGATTGCAAGTTATTGAAATGATTGATAGAGAGTTTTGCAAATCAACACTTGAAAAAGATATTTCGTATTTAAAGATGGAATTTGATTTGGAATTTTTAAGTTATGGTATTTATGGCATTAAATTAAAAGAGCCAGTTGATTTTTTAGAAAGACTAAAAATGCATTTAAATCTGTTTTGATGAAAAAAAAGCAAACTTTTTCCTACTTTTTACAATGTTTTTCCTAACTTATTCTGAGTGTTTACTTGATGCTAAACCGATTTAGTAAAAAGTTTTAGCAAAAAATTGATTTTTTTTTAATAAGTACTTTTATTTTTTTTTCAAAAAAAAGCCAAAAGTTCTTCCTAAACGTCTGAAACGTATAGCCCACCTCAGAAAAAGTTAGGAAAAAGTTAGGAAAAACAAGGATAAAGTTTTAGTTATTTAGAATCATTATAAATAAAGAATGAGCAGTAATAAATCAGAATATTATAATTAGTTTTGACAAACGTAGTTCTTAAGGCATTAAGATTAAATGAGGTTATGGTTCCTGCTACGTTCTTTTTTAATAACCATAATTAAAACCAATAGCAAATGAACAATAACAATTCAAGACCCTTCTGGGCAACAACACAAAACGGTACTGTTTACTTAGATAACTTTGAGTTTAAACAATTTCTACAATCTGAAAACTTCTTTAAGCATAAGCCAAACAAGAATAGTTCTTTTAATATCATTCGTAAAACGGATATATTCTTAAAGATTTATGATGAGTTTGATGTGAAAGATTTTGTTTTAGATTACATAATATCTAACGAATTAGGCAAAACTCCTTACAATCTTATGACAGGTAAAGCTGCAATATTCACAAGGCAGTATTTGTCAATGATAGATTCTTTAGAGATACAAACATTAAAAGATTCCAAAGATATAGCATACATTCTTTACCTTAATGGGGTGTTAGAAGTAACAAAAGACAAATCTATTCTAAAGAAATACTCAGATTATGGTTTAAACATATGGGAAGACCAGGTGATTAAACGTAATTACATTGCATCAGACCATCACCAATCAGAATTTAGAACATTTATTTGGAAAATAGCAGGTGAATCAGTTGAACGTTACAATACTTTTCAATCAATTATAGGATACTTACTGCATTCATATCGAATGAGAGAGAATAAAGCCATTATATTAAATGATGAAGCAATAAGCGAAGATCCAAATGGAAGAAGTGGTAAAGGTTTATTTTGGAATGCGTTATCTAATATGAAGAAGGTAGGTAGTTTAAACGGTAAATTCTTTGATTTTAAAAGTCAGTTTCCATATCAATCTATTTCTACCGATTGTCAAATATTAGTATTTGATGATGTTAAAAAGAATTTTGACTTTGAGAATCTATTTAGTGTTATCACAGAAGGAATAGAGATAACCTACAAAGGTAAAGATACTATTAAGTTACCGTTGAATGAAAGTCCAAAAGTAGTAATTACAACTAATTACACATTGAAAGGTAAAGGTGGCTCACACGATGCTAGAAGATTTGAAGTTGAATTATCTCCATTCTTTAGTTCCAGTTACACTCCTGAAGATTTATTTAAACATCGTTTGTTTGACGATTGGGATTTAAAAGAATGGGCAAGATTTGACTGTTACATGACTGAATGTTTAAAGAAGTATCTTACACATGGTTTAGTGTCATACAATGCAATTAATTTACCATTTAAACGAATGGAAGCAGAAGTAGGTAAGGAACTGTTAGAATGCATTACATCACTTAATAAAGATGCATGGGTTGATTTCACATCTTTCTATGAATTGTATCAATCTTCAATACCTAAAAAGTGGAATGCTAAGACAAAGAACGCAGTTACAATAGATTTGAAGAAGTATTGCAAATTTTATAGCTATGAGTTTGATAGTGCCATTTCAAATGGTGTAAAACGATTTAAAATATCAGAAATAAATATTAATCCTCAAACATTAGAAAAATGGAATCAGTAAAAGCATTAAAAGAAAAGTTACTTCCTGAGATTAAAGAAGAATTACTAACGTATTGCGAGAGTAAAGGAATGGATTTTAAGAACGCATTAGAGATTGAATTTAGAAAAGCTACACATTATATTAATGAGATAGTTTTTAAGTCTGAGAGAGCCTTAATTAATGAACAAGCAAACGATTTGCCAAACGAGTTACGAATAGTAATGTTAGAAAAGACTTTTTTTCAGCTTAGAATCATTCAAGAACAAATGATAAAGCAAAATGAAACGATTAAAAGTCAAGAATTAGAGATAAAAACAATGAAAGATAAGTTTGATTTCTTTAAAAAAGACTATAGAAGATGAATAAATTGAACAAAGCACGACTAGTTGAATTAGAGAAAACACAAATACGATTAAAATTTCCAACACTTCCAGAACATTGCTATCCAAAATCTAACTATTCAGATAAAGATGCAAACTCACTTACTAAATGTATTGTTGATTTTATTAACTTGTCAGGTTATCAAGCCGAAAGAATCAATACAATGGGAGTGTATAGAGAGCCAAAAAAACATGAGCAATTTAATGGAACGTTTAAGACATTGGTTAAAGGAACTTACACACCATCAACATCAACTAAAGGGAGTGCCGATATTAGTTCAACCATTCACGGTAGATCAGTTAAGATTGAAGTGAAATATGGTAAAGATAGAATGTCTGAATCACAACAACGATACAAAGAAGATATTGAGAAAGCAGGAGGTGTTTATTTTATTGCTAGAACGTTTGATGAGTTCCTGGAGTTTTACGATTCATTCATTGAAAAGGTTACAAGTCTATAGAAATTAAAAAGAATATTATGAAAGACATAAAAGATAAAGCTAGGGAATTATATGAAAAATATAACATAGAGGGTTTGCAAGTGTATATAGATAGAAAAGAAAAACATCACTTTAGTTTATCACCTAAAGAATTTGCATTAAAAGAAATTAATGAGGTAATAATATTAGACAGAAAACACTCTAAATTTTGGAACCAAGTTAAAGCTGAACTAATTGAAATGTATTAGTTTATTTAGAATCAATATAAATAACACATTATAGTTTTATCAATGAATAAATTAATTATCTTTGCTTAAACAAAACATAAATAACATGAAAGAAACACAAATTGATTCGATGAAATATCGAAAATCAACACATCTAGCAGGTATAGATGTAGAAACAATTGTAAATGAGAAAGGCAATTGTGTATTAACAATCAAAGAGGCATACTACGACAAAGGAGTAGATGTATCAGGTAACAAGTCAGATGGTTACTTTATTGAATTTGTAGAAGATATTAAGCCAATGATGGTGAATTCTATCAATCGAAAGACAATCAATGCAGTAGTTAAGGAATCAAAAAAATGCACATCAGCAGAAAGTAGATTTCTTCCTAACTGGATTGGAATGAAGATTGAATTGTCGTTTGATGAAACTGTCAAAATGATGGGTAAGGTTACAGGTGGAATTAGAGTTAAGCCAACGCAGTTTAAAATTGAAAAGAAACAGCTTAACGATGCACAATTCACAAGAGCATTAGAAAATATTGCAAACGGTACATTTACAATTGATAAATTAAAAGAAGATTTTTTATTAACAACAGAACAAATAGGGAAATTATGATAGTATACGACAAAATAGAACAACGATCAGAAGAATGGCATGAACTTAAGCATGGTAAGATAGGTGGTACTTTATCTAAAGGCTTATTTGTCAAATCAGATACTTTGCTTAATGAGATACTTTCTCAACGTTTAGAAGATTATGAGCCACAAGATGGATACATTAGTTCAGATATGCAAAGAGGTATAGATTTAGAGCCATTTGCAATCGCAGCACTAGAGAAAGAAATATTTGTCGAGTTTAAGCAAGTAGGATTCTTACAAAATACTGCCATTCCTTTACTTGGTATTTCACCTGATGGAATTACAGAAGATGAAACAATACAAGTTGAGGTTAAATGTCCAGGCTCAAAAAAGCATACTGAAACGATTTGCAACGATGAGATTCCACAAGACAACATTCACCAGGTACTTCATGCCTTTACAGTCAATCCTAAATTAGAACAGATGTATTTTGTATCTTACCGATGGGAAAACAAAATTAAGCCATTATGGTATAAGATGTTGACTAAAGATTCAGAGATTAATCTAGGCACAAAAGCAAAGCCAGTTATCAAGACTGTTGCCGAATGGGTTGCAATAGCTAGAGAGAATGCTGAGGAGTTGAACAAGCAAATTAATGACAAGCTAATCGAACTAAATGAGAAGTACAAATGAGTAAGAAAGTTGGAAGACCAAAACTAAGTGAGCCATATAAGCCGTTGCAGATTTCTGTACCGGCTAGGCTTCACCAGGAACTAAAGGTAGTTGTTAAACAATATGTAAAGCTAAAATTATGGCAGATATAACAATGTGTTCGGGCAAAGATTGTCCATTTAAAGAAACGTGCTATAGGTACACAGCACCAGTATCTGATTATCAACAAAGCTACTTCTTTGAGCCACCAATTATTAAGGGTGAAGAAATAAGTTGTGATTATTATTGGGAATATGAAGAACATAGATAAAGCACTAATGCATTGTTATAGGGAGTTGTACGCAAATGCAACTCCTTCTGCATCGTTTGATGAACTATTAAAAAATGCCACAATAAATGATCGTGGTCAAAAAGAAATACCGTTCTTAGATTATGAGATTGAAGAAGATATGTTGATGATATTGTAGCAGATACTATTAAGGTGTACAAAATTAAACCAGGTATAAAAACTGCATTTAAAAATACTATATTGTTTGGATGCAGCCCTAAATTTAAGAAACAATGAGCAAAGCTAATAATAAATGGAAAGCTGGGATTAAAATAGGTAGTAAAGTTAAATATTTAGGTTATTTTTTAAATGAATATGATGCTTATTTGGCGTATGAAAAAGAATTAAATTATATAAATAAAATTGCATATTTATAATATAAGGTTATATTTGACGAAATTAACGTCTATGGAGTATTTAATAATTATTGCTTTTGCTTGGTGGTTTGTAGAATTCGAGCCTATTCAATTTATAATAGATAAGGCTTTTGAATATATGCCTATTCACTTCTTAACCGACTGGATATATTCGGGATTAGGTTGTTTCAAATGTATGGGCTTTTGGAGTGGCTTAATCTACTCAGGTAGTTTCACATTTGCTTGTATCACATCGTTATTAACTTACATTACATCACTATGTTTGAGCAAGATGAACTAATCTACATCGAATCAATCAAGATAGCTGATTCAACTATTCAAACTGCGAAGATAACCTGTAAGAAGTTAGATGCGATTTACGCAAGAGTGAACGGAATAACGAGCAAAGATTGTTTTTGTTCAATGGTGAGAAGAAAGATATTTATTAAAGACTTTTTTATTTGGTATGAAGGACTTACTGGATAGATATCTGCAACTGCATTACATTGATGTGAAGAAGTACACGATGTATCTTTTAAATCGTATAAAAATACGAATTGAAGCAGATACAGTTATATCAAATGCTTATCTAAATTGTCTAAAAAACGAATCAAAGTTCAAATACGGAAACGTACAAGACTTTCTATTTCATTTTATCAAATGTGAGTTACTGTTTAGAGATACAAATAGCAAAATAGAGTTAATCAATAGTGTAGAGAATAATATGCCTATTGAAGAAGCAGAAGATGAATTGAAAGATAAGATTCTATTTGAATTGAACTACCAGGAGCAGAAGTCAGTTATAGAAATATATCGTAATACAGTAGATGACAGAATCAAACTAATATTCTTTGAGACATTCCACGACAAAGGATATAACACGACTAGAAGTATAGCAGACCATTTTGATATATCTGTGTTTACGGCACACGCAATGATAACAGAAATGAAATCAGATTTAAGACGATTAAAACACGAATTGAAAAAAAACCATTATGAGTAGATGGATAGCATTAAGTACATTTGTTCTATCTATTGGAATGACTGTAGCAATATGGAATGATTACGAATACACAAACAAGTTTGTTGCTGCTGCGATTCTTAGTCACATAATATTTTTAT